TTGTCCTATGAATACAACATAAGCTGCATCAGAGCCTGCTAATACATTTGATCCTGTAGACAAAGTTGTGCCAGTTGCAGAATAATCGACGTCTGGTTTTTGTACAACGTTGTTTACAACAAATCTTATTTCTGACGAATTTGCTACAGGAGAGTTTAATGAAAAACTTGTAGCAGAGCCATTCCCAGTGATTGACTGGGTAGACATGGATTTAAATTGATCTGATGTTGCTGGACCTGTGTAACCCATGATACCTCCTACGTACTTATACTATCTATAAATGATACCCAAACGTCAGCTGAACTTGCTGTATCTGATTTAATTTTTAATACATCACCATTCAAAAGATTTACTTTTGAACCGTCTTGAATGAGCTCATAACCTGAACCTTGCGGTATGCTTAAATTTTTAGCTAAATGATAATCATTACCACCACTGGTAATATAAACATCAACTTGTATTGTAGCTGCTAAAACGTTTGTAACTCTAATACCAATTAAGGCATCATCAGAGTTTGATGTTAATAAAGAGACAGCACTTGTCCCTACGTTTCTTGCAAATAATCTTTCAAAATCTTGTGCCATACTATCTCCTTATATCAAAGCGCTATCGACATTGCAATTACAAAGCCAGTAGAAGCCCCTGCTGACCCAAATGTAACGGCACCACTACCATCTGTTTGTAAAGCTTGCCCTGCTGATCCATCCGAAGTTGGAAGCGTATAAGCTCCGTTTACATTTAAAGTTCCTGTTGTTTGCACACCTGTTGCTGTTGTTTGAAGTTTAACACTTCCACTATTATACAAATAAGCGATAGCAGGACCTGCTGCAATAATATTTTGACCTGAACTGTTAGTTAATAAAGTACTACCACTAGAACGAGCTTTTAATACTATCTCACCAGTTCCTCCTGTTTGATCAATATAACTGTTGCTTCCATCATGATATATTTTTAAATCACTTCCGTTACCTACGTTAATTTTTTTACTATCTACTAAAAAAACATTATCTTTAAAATTTACATCACCATTAAAAGCGTTTGAAACAGTAACAGCATGATTACCCATGTATCCATGAGAGGAACATTGATAATATAAAATATTAGGTGTATTCGCATCTACAGCAATTTGTGTATATGCTCCAGAACTACCAGGTGTACCATTTGTTGTTACACCAGTTGTGTATGCATTATTCTTAGCAGCATCTAAATAAAATCTAAATGGATGGCCAGAGTTAGTTGAGTGAGACTGATCAAATCTATAGTAATATTTATAACTTGAATCTACTCCAGCAAAACGAAGAGCTGGTGCCTCTAATCCATCTAAGTAATAGGCATTACCTGATCCTTGTCCTTGATACGGGTGATTCCCAGATTTACTTGCAACTTTTACAGTAATTATTTTAGGTGCACTTGACGATCCATACTCTTGTGGAAATGGCAAACCAACTTTAGAAGCAGGCATCGTACAAAATACATCTTTAGTTCCTGATGAAAAGTTTACAGCAGCGTCACTATTAGAACTATTAATAATATATGTTCTAGTAAGTGCATCACCGTCAGCATCAAGTGTTCCAAAACCTACTTCAAACTCAGCCGCACTTTGATGAGCAATTGCATAGTATGTAGTATTACTACCACCAATACCAGACGCAAAAGTTTCAAAGCCAGCAGTGGCACTACCAAGTGCAAATACACCTGTGCCTTGTGTGGTCGAGGTAACCTTAACTCGATCGTTTAGGATAAAAGCCATTTAGCTTCTCCTATGAAATTCTTATAATAGCGCTACTTGTGTCGGCAGTTGGGAACTGAATAGTAAATGTACCGTTACTTGCAGTAAAGTCACCACCAAACGCTAATATACAAACAGCGTCAGTTGTTCCTGATCCACCTGCTGTAGTAGTGTTATAAATCATAGCTCCATTAGCTGTGAAACTTGCTGATGTAAATTGAGCATCTGCAAAGTCAACAAATGCTGTTGAAGCTCCAGATGAACTTGTAACACCGTTGTTTGTTAATGCTTTTCCACCTGCAGTATACGCAGATCCTGAAGTATTAGTTATTTCGTTTGATGTACTATAATCAGTAGTTGATGCACCCAAGGAAGCTGATGAAGTGAACAAAGCTATCTTGAATGTATGACCACTACCAGACGAAAAGTTATGCTTACCTTCTAAAAGTTCCCCTTTAAAGGTGTTACATATTGCTGATGATATTGCCATTTTATATCTCCTTTATGGTTGTTTTGATTCTAGAGGAAAACGAATTACACCATCATAGTGTTCATCACGTCTTCTTCTACCTTGTTGTTCAAGTTGCAAGCCTTGTAGTGCTTGTTGGTAGCCTTGCTCAAAGTAGGTTAAAAGATTATCTGGTCCTTTTAAAAATTTATATGCCTCCGATAAGCAAGCATATAAAAGAACTTTTGGAGCATTCTTACTCACCCAAGTTTCAGTATTGGATGCAGACAACCCAGTCTCCTGTTTGTTCAAAGCTAATTCAATATTATATGCAGAATTTGGTGTAGGCGCAAGATATATTGTGTCTTGATCCCACATTGCATAATATTTTGGTTGTGCCTCAGTATTACGATTTGGCCAATATTCATTCATATAAGTAATATCTTTTTGATAAAGGTAATATCTAACAGGGTTAGCTGCATCATATATTTGAGCAGATCTAATAAAAGCTAGTTGACCTAAATTAGCTCCAGGCAATGATACAAAAGGCACGCCCTGTGTAAGTGTAGCATATTGATAAGATCTAAAAATATCCAAATCAACATCTCTAAAAATTCGTTTTTCTGCATGTTCTATGAAGTCATTAACTATAATATCAGTTAAAACATCAGATGATGTTTCTGTATAATCTCTTATTTGTGTTTGTAATTCAGAAAATGTAGTCATGATATAACAACCTCCACTGTTCCTAATTTCATATTAATTTTTATTTCTTTATTGTCAGTTTCAGGCTGCATAGTATTTACAATAACAGTTTCAAAAGCACCGGGAGCTGGTATTGGATTAAATTGTGAAATTGTTTGCTGTTTAACACCAAACAAATTTCTACCAAATAAATTATTTCCCAAATTTACAATTGCACTAACAACTTGGCCTTTTGCATTTTGTAAAGACTCAGGATCCGTAGGGTGATAATTAGGTTCTAATTGCGGATGTTTAGCCTCAAATTCACTTTTGTGCACTGTAGATCCATTCCATTCTTTCACCATTTCATTATAGGGAAATGCCATACCTGATCTGTCAGATATTCTTAATGCAAATTTACCTTTAGCATATCTAGGCATTAGCTACCTGACCCGTAATAAGATTGTGGTGTTAAATATACACTTGTTCTAGATCCATCTTCATCAGCTGCTCTTTTGAATTCATCTTCATACAAAAGTTTTAAAGCTTGCATTCTTTCTGGTGCTCTTTTTTGTGAAATGTAGTATGCAAGTCCCGCAACTAAACATGGAAGAAATCGAAAAGGAATCTCAGAATTGTTCGTATAATCGCCAGCATCAGACATGCGAACAAGAGCATAATATATTAGAGTATAAGCTGTATCAGCTGCAGGATATAGATATAGTGTTGGGTTTATCGTACGTTCAAAATAGTATTGAGTTGGTCTTCCGCTGGTCGTTTTAACGGCATAATTCCAGTATTGCGATCTACTGATTGTGTTTACAGAATAATCATTGTTACTTGAGTCCCTAACAATAACATCAGTAACACCGATAATTTGTTGACTGTCATCTGCACCCGATCCAAACAAATTTGTTCCTGTAAGATTTGTTGTATTAGCTGATAATGTTTTTTCTTGTTTTTTGACTGTCCATAGATTGATACCTCTGTTAGCCCATTCAGCCATCATTAAATTTAAACTTCTACGTGCAGTTTGCAAATCGTTTCCGGCACGAACTTGCAAACCACAACGTTCATAAGCTTCTTGACATATCTCATCAATAGATAAATCAAAATTAGCGGTATTAGCGTAAGTAGGCATTAGCCTCTTTTCTTACCTTTTTTTACAGACTTTTTCTTAGCTTTTTTTGTCTTTGAGCCACCTTTAGCCATCATAGTTTTCATTTTAGTTCCCATACCGCCACGTGCCATAGGTTTTTTCATAGTTCCCATACCGCCTCGTGCCATCACTGATTTTTTCTTCATAGAGATCTCCTTACTTTATTATAAGTTTTATATCGCGATTTTACCACCTCATTGTAGTATTCTTTTGGCCAATTATCGTAATAACCAGCTTTGTGTAATTTATCAGAAGCTTCCTGTAATTGCGAGAACTTTTGTATTAGCATCATAGAATACTCTATCGTACCATCATATACCTCTTGCGTGCCAGGATCTACTAGAAAGGCATGTTCCTCCAAGGTTGGAGTAGCTTTTGGGTGAAATCCCATAAAGTATATGTCCTTTCTATTATACCACTTATTATATGTATCTATAATATCTTGAAAGGAATCTGTTGGATAATTATAATAAGGATCACAGAAAATTAATATTTCATATCTTTCAAAATTTAATTTACTTAAATGATTATTTAGTTCTGACTTATACCACTTATTTTTTTGTTTTATTTTAATTAATACTTTTCTGTCGGTCCAAGTCTTTTTTGCAAAAGGACACGCTGGCATACCATTTAAGTGTTGGTTAGGTACTTCTAAATTTAACTTAGACCACCTTCTTACATCATTTTTTATTTGCTTTTCTAATTGCATCTTTTCCTTTTTTGAAAATAGCAGCTACTTTTGTTTTACCCATAACTTTAGCACGCTGTTCACCTACAGTTAAGATTTGAATTTTTCTTGCAAACGGTTTTTTAACTTTTTTAACTTTTGCCACAGTCTTCCTGGCATCAGTAGGAGTAGCAAACTTAATCCCCACAGTATCACGTGGATTTTCGTCAGTATAGAGACGTCTTCCACTGCCTTTCGGTTTCTTCCCCGT